AACAGTATGGAACTTTTTATAAGTTCGAAATTGTATTTGAGAATGGGGATTCAGGGCAGTACATGAGTAAAGAACCTGAACAAACTAAATTCAAGGTAGGGGATGAGGCATCGTACACCATCACCAGTAAGGATGTAAACGGCAAATTGTACTACACAATTAAACCTGCAATGAATTTACAACAGGGCAAAGGTGGATGGAAGCCACAACCTGCCGACCCCGAAAAGGAAGCTCGTATCTCACGGATGAGTGTGTTAAAGGTTGCAACGGATATTTACATTAACCACGGCAAAATGGAGATTAATGAAATTATACCATTAGCACAGATTTTTGAACAATGGGTAATGACTGGAAACAATCCTGCAACCAAGAAAGCAGAACCCAAGAAACCCGAAAATCTTTTCAAAGCAGAAAAGGGAGGCATCGAAAACAATTTTTTAAATGATGCGGTGGATGAAATCACCAACGATTTGTCAAACGATATTCCTTGGTAATTATGAGCAACAATATAATTGAAACAATCAACACAACCCTGTATAATGCGATACAGGGCAATATCTCGCCATTTGATACATACATAGACCTCAAAGAGGTAGAAAATGCCTTAAATGACGCTATAAATGCGTTAAAAGAGGCTGCAATGGATGAGGCAATACGTTACAACGGACAACAACACCGTGGGTATGAGATAAAGGTAGGTAGTGTAGGAGGTCGGTATTCCTATGACCACATACCTGAATACATCCAATTAAAAGAACAATTAAAAGAGATGGAGGGTAATTATCAGGATGCATTTAAGCAATACGAAAAAGGATTGCAGATTGTAACCGATGATGGTGAATTGATGCCAGTTGCCAATTATAAACCTAATGCAGTTAGTATTCAATTGAAGAAAAAGTTATGAAAAATATAGTTGATCCAAAAGAAATTCATTTGATATCCGAGGGTATGTTATTAAGCATATTGGCATTAAATGAAAACGAGAATGATTCAATGAGTGTATCTATACCAATTTTAACTTTAATTGATATTTTTAAACGCTATGAAGCGGAGGAAACAAGAAAAGTTAATCATTGGTGTAAACGAGAAGATTTGTTGGAATGGGAATTATCACATTTGCGTGAATTGATACCAGGTGAATCAAAAGACAATGGTAAAAAATTACCAAACTTTGAGGAATTTAAACGAATCAAGTTAGCAGAAAAGAACGCAAAGAAGCTTTAAAAAAATAGGGGGTTATTACACCCCCTATAAATCTATGAACGGATAATTTTGAAAACAATCTTGACAAAGATAAGATTTTTTTATTATATTCGTATTGTTAACTGGAATGTGAGAGATTCCGAAAGTTAAAAGATTATTGCCCGTTGGGTTTGCGTGTACTCTCACTACCGCAGATTCGATGGGCTTTTTTTATGCAAAAAAAATGAGCAAAGACCCAGCATTCCTGTTTTACACAAGTGATTTTTTAACAGGTACAATGACAATGACTCACGATCAAGTGGGTAAGTACATACGATTGTTATGTATGCAACACCAAAAAGGTGATTTAACTGAAAAAGATATGTTATTCATATGTAATACATATGATGAAGATATTTATTCCAAGTTTGACAAAATTGATGGAAAATTTCGCAACCAACGATTATTTGATGAAGTTGAAAAACGGAAAAACTATTCTGATTCAAGGCGTAAAAACAGACAAAAGAAAGATAATCAAGAAGTTAAAGAAATAGAAGAAGAAAAACATATGTTAAACACATCTAAAACATATGATGAACATATGGAAAATGAAAATGAAAATGAAGATGAAGATGTAAATATAAATATAGATGATAATTTAAATAAATTAATACTATTAGGCGAAAAACCAAAAAAAGATAAAACACCTAAAACCCTGATGATTTCAGGTAAGGAATATAGTAAAGACGATTTATTTGAATTTGCTTGGAAATCGTATTTGCGAAAGGAAGGCAAAGCAGATGCGAAAAAGGCTTGGGATAAGTTAACCATTGCTGAAATCCACGAAATAGGAAATCATCTACCAAAATACATTAAAGCTCATAAATATGATGATCCTAAATACATTCCGCATTTTTCAACTTACCTAAATAAGAAAAGATTTAAGGATGAAATACAGAGTAGAAACCCGTTGATTGATGATTTAAACCGAGCTATTGAAGAGGAAACTAAAAGAATTGACCATTTACAAAGAAACACTTTACAATTACCTGAAAATCAATAATATTTGAAAATATGTTTATCAAGGACATTAACGAAAAACAGTTAGCATTACACATTAAAAGATTTTGCATTCTTACTGGTATGCGATATGATGATGATGCGATTCCATTGTTTTACCCAATGATTTTAAATAAATATGGGATGTATGAAGAGGCATTGTTGGAAAAATCATTTACCAAATATGTAGAGAATGGGGGCAAAGCACCACAGACATTTGCAGCCAATTTTTTATTTTATGTGATAAATGAATATTTAAGTGAAAATCATCAAAACGTAAAACGATATGAAGTAAAGCGTGAATACACGCCCAAATTACCATCACCCGATGAAATGGAAAAGACCTTTCAAAATAACGTATCACGATGCACAGTAACATGGGTGGAGGTATGGCATAATAAGAAAATGGAAATGTTATCATTGATGGTAATGAACATTGTTTTTAAGGGATTGGTAGAACGTGGATTGGTAGAAGATAATTTTGACCAAGGCGAGGTGTACCAAATGATGGATTGGGTATCCAATTATGAACAAAAATACATCCAGCATTTAAAAGGTTTGAATCGCAACCCATACGCCAAAACAATATACGAAACATTGACTTTGGTAGCCGATAAGAACAAACAGGATAAGACATTAGAGGGGGCGGCTAAATTTGCAATTTATATTAACACAAAACACAATATTTAAACGATATGTTAAAAGTAGAAACAATCACATCAAGTTACTTTTCACCACGAGTGGTCGACAAGGTAAGAGACATTTTAACCCGATTTCCTGAAACACGGGATTCCAACAACCAATTATTGGCAAAGTATTTCCATTTCTATTGCCCCGAACCCGTGCAGTACATTACAGGTGAGGAATTTTTAAACCATCTTGCCGCTGGTAACTTGGGTAAATTGGAGGTAATTACACGGGCATCACGAAAGTTACAACAGGATTACCCTGAATTGCGTGGGTATTTATGGGAAAAACGCCAACGCAAGGAAACGGAAGTTAGGGATGAAGTAAGAACATGGGAGGTATAACAATGACGGCAATAAACACATTAATTGATTGGGTTCAGGAAATACAATCGTGTTCGCCTGAATCAACTTGTTTTATTGATGCACAGGAAATTATTGACCACGCCAACAGGTATGCAATGGATGATGAAATGCAGGTGATTAAGTACCTTGGTATTTTAACCGATATTATCAATGCACATCCCGAAATTACACGGGAGGAAATATTGTATGAGATAAACAGAATTAAGGAGATTTTATTATGAAAATAATCGTTAAACACAAAAACACGGAAGTTGTCATCGAGGATGGCGAAACTAAAACCGACACTAATTCCAATTTAATCTATTACAATCAAAAGTATCTATTAGAATTATTGGACAAGATTTTTAAACACATTAAAGAATTGAACAATGACAATCCTTAAATTTATGTTGGACTACCTCTTAATTTTCGTACTGGGTGGGTTTGTTGTATTCGTATTCCTGTACTTATTAATTGATTTAATTAGAAGCTTGGTTAGATATTACAAAAAATGAGGCATTTAGAATCTTCCCTCCAAATTCATTGTGTTAGATGGTTTAGGTACGAACACCCTGATATGGTATTGTTTTCAATTCCTAATGGTGGTAAGCGTTCAGCAATAACCGCTAAAATAATGAAAGCGGAGGGACAGATGTCAGGTGTTGCCGATTTATTCCTAATGTACCCACATCACGGATACCACGGATTATGGATTGAGATGAAAACGGATAAGGGCAAACAATCGGATAATCAAAAGTATTTCCAACAAAAAGCGGAGTTCTTTGGTTATAAATACACCATTGCACATTCGTTTGAAGAATTTAGAACAATAGTAACGGAATATTTGAAATGAATTTAGGTGAATTTGATTGTTCAACTGGTTTAATTAATGTATTATATAATGATACAATTAAAGATATTTCCGTGCGAACATCAACAATTAAGGATATGCCATTGATTGATAAACTGCAAAAGGAAAATTCTAATGCAGTTGGATTTATTCAAAAAACTATATGGGAAAGGTATGTTTTTGGAGGAGAACGTAATTTTGTTGTATTGATTTGTGAGGCAAATAATGATGCCGTTGGATATGTACTAATAACACCAGCCAAAGGGGCATATCGTTACGCCAAAATTCAACAAATATGTGTTAGAAATGATGCAAGGCGTTTGCATTATGGAACTGCCTTATTAGATGTTTGTAAACAATTCTGCATTAAATTTCATAGAATTGGTTTTACATTGCGTTGCCGTGTTGATTTGGATTCTAATAAATTTTGGAAGTCCCTTGGTTTTACAAATTATGCAACATGGGAAAAAGGTAAAATCAATCATGTTGGATTTAAAGCGTCAAATGATATTAACCTTTGGAAAATTGAACTAAATAATAATATACTGCAATTATTTTAATTCCGATTATTTTTGTTATTTTGCAAAATCAAAAAAGGTGTTAACCCTTGAAATTATAGCAAAGGATGAGGTCAAATGGAGAAAAATGGCTAATTACCTTGGTGCAAGGTGGGGGGATATTGACGATTGTGTTCAGAATATGTATTTAAAATTAGCGGAAATACAGGAAACAGAGGGTTCATTGCAACGATTGGAAACACCATCAGGTGGTGTGAATACATTTTACATTTTTAAAATTCTACAATCGGCAGTTATTAACGTATATCGTGCAGAGAACAAGGTATATGACCATGAGGCACAATTTAACCCAATAGAATCTCCCGAAGAATCCGAATACAGGTATCAACAATTGATGGCACGGATTAAGGAGGTAATTGACACGATGCATGAATATGACCAAATGATTTTGGAATTGTATTTTGTCTATGGGCATAGTTTACGGCAAATTGAGAAACGTACAGGCATAACAGTTACATCGGTTTATAACACCTTAAAAAACGCAAAACAACACATTAAAAACCATTCAAAAGAATTATATGAGCAATACATACAACAGAAAGCAGACCAAGAAACCATCGCAAGGATTGGGGGATTCAGTGGAGAAGTTCACGAAAGCGACTGGGATTAAAGAGGTAGTTAAATTTGTGGCAGGTGAGGACTGCGGATGCGATGAACGTAAGAATAAGTTAAATGCATTATTCCCACGGAGGCAACCCCTATGTATGACGGAGGAGGAGTACAATTGGTGGACTACATTCAGGGATAAGAATAGCACGGAGATAATGCCTGATGAAACCAATCACATTGCACAGATGTACACCCGTTTATTTCAGCGTAAAAAGATATACCATCCCTGCCATTGCAATCCCAAGGCATGGCAAGAAATGATTAATCACCTAAATTACATTTGGGATACCTACCAATAGAATGGAGAAACCAATTATAACAAAATCGTATTGGTGTGATAGATGGTATTTTGCGGTGTGGTATAAGGGGTTAAGGCGTGGTTTATACGATACAAAACAAGAGGCACAATTAAAAGTAAAAGAATATGAAACAGGAATTAGTACACATAACCAAGTTGGTAAACAACAAGGGGCAAATTGAGGGTTTACCCAAGAACCCAAGGTTTTGTAAGGATCACAAATTCGTGCAATTAAAACAATCCATTAAGGATGATCCTGAAATGTTGGAATTGAGGGAGGTTATTGCCGTGGATTATAATGGGGAGTTGATTGTTATTGCTGGAAATATGCGTTTGAATGCGTGTTTGGAATTGGGAATTAAGGAAGTACCATGTAAGATATTGCCCCAAGATACGCCCATCGATAAATTGAAAGCGTACACTATCAAAGACAATGTTGGATTTGGTGAGCATGATTGGGACGCATTGGCAAACGATTGGGATGTGGAAGAGTTAGCCCACTGGGGATTGGATTTGCCTTTGGATTTTGAGGATGATGCATTGGAGGTAGATGCCGTTGAGGATGACTATGAAATGCCCGAGCAAATTGAAACCGATATTGTGTTGGGGGATTTATTTGAGATAGGTGAGCATCGTTTGTTGTGTGGTGATAGTACGGATAGTGATGCGGTTGCCAAGTTGATGGATGGACAAAAAGCGGATATGGTTTTTACATCACCACCATATAACGCAAATACAAAAGCAGGTCAAGGAGATATATTTAATAAAAAGAAAAGCGTCAAATTGTATTCTGATGGATATTCTGATAATTTAAAAAGTTCAGATTATGTTAATTTTGCAGAATCAGTTTTGAATAATTGTTTTTTATTTACTAATGGTCATATATTTTGGAACGTAAGTTATAATGCTAATAGTAGATTTGAATATATCCAGCAAATACAAAATCATTTAGAATTTTTAATTGAACAAATTTGTTGGAAGAAATCATCCACTATTCCATTTAAGGGTTCATTAATGCGAGATTGGGAACCAATATATGTGTTTTCAACAAATGGAGAAATGCTCGGCTTAAATTCTGTTTATAGCAATCATTGGGAAGTTAGCAATACTAATTCACAACAAGACAATCATAAGGCGTGTTTCCCTATTGAATTACCAAGTAAAGCAATTAAATTAAATGATTGGTATAACTTAATTTTTGAACCATTCACGGGCAGCGGTTCAACAATGGTAGCATCACATCAACTTAAACGCAAATGCTATGGCATGGAACTTGACCCGAAATATTGCCAAGTGATTATTGACAGAATGCGGAAACTTGACCCGACTATTGTAATAAAAAGAAATGGACAACCCTATGAGCAAAGCATATAGACACGTTACAACACAATTACCATCGGAGGGGATTCCTGTATTGGTTAGTACCATTCACGATGATAAATTCATTGCATATTATGATGGGGATGATTGGTTTGATTACCATACAGAGGAACACATACAGAACATTGAATGGTGGATGTATATTCCAATAACGCCACATGAGTAAAGTATTAGTCATAATGGATGGCATGAGTGCCGTTACCTACCATCGGTTGGCAATGCCATGGGCAATGATTCGATTCCATCAACAATTGGATGTAACCTTTGCCATCACCAAGCCCGAAATTGAAGCGGTAAAGGTTCAGGATTACGATGCAATTGTAATATCACGTTACCTGCGATTCAATACCAAAATTATATCGGATTGTAAAAAGTACGGTGTTAAGTTTATAGTCGATAATGATGACCATTGGATTATACCAAAACATAACCCTGCCTATTCCTCATACAAAAAAAAGGCAAAGGATGGGGTAATGGATTGTATCAAAAGAGCCGATGCAGTAATTGTTACCACGCCCCAATTGGCAGAGAAAACAAAAGAAATCAACCCAAATGTTTACATCGCACACAACGCATTGGATTTGGAAGAACCACAATGGAACGCCAAGGCAGCCCATCCATTTACCATAGGTTATGTTACAGGCTCATCTCACTTGTATGATGTCAAGTTATTAGAGAATCAATTATCCCATGTATTAAAACGCAACCAATGTAATTTCCTATTGGCTGGGTATGCACCAATGGAACGAATATCACAGATGATGGAGTATTACATTACGGGGGAAAAAGAACGCCCTAATTGGTTCTATATTGGTGAGGGTGTCAATGTATTAAACTATGGTAAGTATTACGCATTTATGGATGCCGTTATTGCACCATTAGAAAAGACATCGTTCAATAAGTATAAATCGGAATTGAAGATTATTGAAGCTGCGGCATATCGGTTACCCATCTTTGTGAGTGCCGTTGAACCATACACCAACCATAGGAATAATAAAGGTGTGATTTTTGTAGAGAATAACGATTGGAGTATATTGGATAAATATTTAGCCGATAAAGCGTTATTAAAGGAGTTAGGTGAAGCCAATTACCAGTATTGTAAAGAACACCACAATTTATACAGAGTAAATGAACAACGAATTAAAGCGGTTACAGATTGAGAAGGCAACCATTGCCGATGATGAACAACCTATGAAATTGAAAACAGTATTACAATCGGGACACCTTGGGGATTTAATATATTCCCTATCTGCAGTTCAGGCAATCGGTGAACCTGTGCATTTTTACGTTGGGTTTAAATTATCCAATGGTGTTCCAAACCACCCAAGTGGTAGGTATTGCATGAATAGTGATATGTATGCCTACATCAAACCATTGTTAAAGGCACAACCCTACATTTCGCAAGTATCAATCCATGATTCAAGGATTGTAGATTATAATTTTGACCAATTCAGGAACATCGGTTTAAATTTAGCGTGTGGTGATTTGAGGCGTTCACATTTTCAAGTGTATCCCGAACTTGCAACCGATTTAACACAACCTGCATTATTTGTTGAACAGACATTCCCACAATTCAATGATTCCATTGTAATTAATTTTAGTAGTCGGTATAGAAATAGGCACATGAATTATTCGTTCCTCCAAAATTACAATGTGATATTCGTGGGATTAGATCAGGAATATGATGAATTTGTAGCTCGTAACCATTGGCAACCCAAACGGATGTTAATTGATGATGCCCTACAAATGGCAATGCTGGTTAAATCATGTAAGTTATATATTGGAAATCAATCCTCCACCTATGCAATCGCAGAGCAATTGAAAGTACCAAGATTATTGGAATCATACCAACCATGCCCCAATGTTATTCCGATGGGTGCGAATGGATATGATTACACAAATCAAAGTACGTTGGAATATTTTGTTAAAAAATTAATCAATTAATCAAAACTATGACACCACAAGAAAAAGCCGATAACTTAGTAAATCAATATAGAATTATATTAATGACTGAAGATACAGACTGCGGTAATGAAATTCTATGTACTAGAATAGCAAAAAAATGTGCATTGATTTCGGTTGATGAAGTAATTTCTGTAATTGACCCCGAAATAAATTTTAAAACGTGGGAATTTTACAAACAGGTAAAACAAGAAATTGAAAAGTTATAATTATATGAGTAACATAGTAAAGAAATACCAATGGTTTCCAATCATGGCGGGGATGCAATTTGGATCAACTGATTATAAAATCCGAAAAGTGGGGAAAAAGAAAATGTGTTTTGAATACATTAAACATGATGATGGAGATTTACAATTGGTTAAAGAATATGAAGTTAAGCGTGAAATGATTTGAAAAATAATTTGATGTTATGCCAAACCCTGAAAACATAATACCACCACAGAAAGGTGAAGTAAGAAATCCTAATGGGAAACCGAAAGGTGCAAAAAATAAATTAACTCAATTACGAAAGTTGATTAAAGACATTATTCATATACACAATGGGGAATTAAACGATTACACAAAACGATTGATGTACCAATTATACGAAATCTCAATGTCGGATGCATCGGTTAATTATATATCCGATGTTGTAACAAATTTGTATTTTATTGAAAGCGATTTTGGAATTAAGATTGGAGTATCAAAAAGTGTTAGCACACGATTAAAACAAATACAATCTTACGCCCCAAGTTCAAAGATTTTGAAAGTCATTAAAAATGCAGGGGTGTTTGAAAAAACATTGCATCATTATTTTCGCAAACAAAACATAAAGAACAACCCAATGTATGGAGTGGAATGGTTTTACAAGAACGATGATTTGGATGAATTTATTAACTCAATAAACACCTCAATGGATTTGGTTAACAAATTTGGAAGCAATAATATCAAGCAATTGCAAATACAATTTTAGTCGGTTAAAAACAGAACAAAAACAGAATGAGCAAAGAAGATTTAATCCCGTTCGTACCTGGTGAAAGTGGCAATCCTAATGGCAGACCCAAAGGGAGTAAGAATCGTAGCACCATAGCCCGTAAGTGGTTAGAGGTAATGCAAGAATCCAAAAACCCCATCACGGGAGAATTAGAAAAACTATCCCAAGAGGATTTAATAACCTTGGCAATGATACACAAGGCAAGGAAAGGTGATGTCAATGCGTATAAGCAATTAATGGATTCAGGCTTTGGAATGCCTACACAACAGATTGATGTTAATACAGAAACACCAATATTTAATGGAATAAATTTGGATGTTGCAAAAGACAACGGCACAAAATAAGATAGCAGCATTACGGAAACGGGTGCGAATAGTTAGGGGCGGTACAAGTTCAAGCAAGACGTTCTCAATTATTCCTATGCTTATAACCTATGCAGTACAGAACCCAAGGCAAGAGATAAGCATTGTAGCGGAATCAATACCACATTTAAGGCGTGGTGCTATCCGTGATTTTCTTAAAATTATGCAGATGGTTGGAATGTTTAGGGATTCCCAATGGAATAAATCATCCCTAACCTACACATTTAGCAATGAATCGTTTATTGAGTTTTTTAGTGCCGACCAACCCGACAAGTTACGGGGTGCAAGGCGTGATGTGTTATTTGTCAATGAGTGCAACAACATAGAATGGGAATCATATTACCAAATGGCAATCCGTACACGGAAGTTTATTTATTTGGATTACAATCCAGTTACTGAATTTTGGGTGGATACGGAATTGATTGCGGATGCAGATTCCGAAATGATTGTACTGACCTACAAAGACAATGAGGCATTGGATGAATCATTGGTTCGGGAAATAGAGAAAGCCCGTGATAAAGCCGAAACAAGTGAGTATTGGCGTAATTGGTGGGCGGTATATGGATTAGGTCAAATAGGTAATTTAGAGGGTGTAATATTCAGCAACTACAAAACAATAGACACCATACCAACGGAGGCACGATTAATTGGCTGCGGATTGGACTTTGGTTATTCTGTTGACCCAACTGCAATTGTAGAAATATACCAATACAACAACCAACGTATTGTTAATGAGCTTTGTTACCGTACTGGTATGCTTAACACCGATATTGCCAAGGTGCTACCCAAAGGAGTTCCGATATATGCCGATAGTGCCGAACCTAAATCCATTGAGGAAATACGCAGGTTTGGGATACAGATTAAACCCGTTACCAAGGGCAAGGATTCAATCAACTATGGAATACAGGTTATGCAATCACAGGAATATTTAATTACAAAGGATTCAACCAACTTAATAAAAGAATTACGTGGGTATTGTTGGGACAAAGGCAAGGATGGTAAACAATTACCCATTCCCATTGGTGTTGATCACGCCATTGATGCATTCAGGTATCACGAAATGGAAACATTAGGACTTAAAAAGAATTATGGACAATACGATGTTCGCTAACAATTACAAATTCAATCGTTAATAATATGATGACCACACAAACCCTATCAGTACCATCCTGTTTGAATGACATTCCATTGGTTCGTATGCAAGAATACGAGCAGTTGCCAAAGGATTTGGATGAGTTTGATAAGACAATTCAGGCAGTTTCAATTTTCTGTAACATCTCAATCAAGGAAGTAAAGGCAATGCCTATGGATGTACTGAATAAAGTTGCAGCCATTTTAGTTAAGGCATTATCCGAAAAGCCAAAGTTTGAATCCAAGTTTGAATTGAACGGAATTAAATACGGGTTTGTACCCAATATGGATGATTTAACCACAGGGGAATTTATCGACATAGAAAATTACAACAAGGCAGGGGATATGTATAAGACATTATCGGTACTATACAGACCCATTACAATTGAGGGGCAGGGTGGTAGATACGATATTGAATCGTACAATGGCAAGATAAATGACGAATTTAAAATGATACCATCAGGGGTTGCCTATGGTGCGATGGTTTTTTTTTGGACTATCGGAGCAGACTTACTCAACTCTATCCTGAAGTTCTTGGAAACGAATCCGAGGGTACAGATTCCGAATACGGTATTCAACAAAAGTGGGGATGGTTTAGCTTTGTCCACTGGTTATGTGAGGGAGATATTACACGAGTTGACATTGTTACAAAATACCCCATTTCAAAAACCCTCCTTTGGGGTTGTTACAAAAGCGACATGGCGGACTTGGAAAAACAAGCAATCCAAAAATCATTTAATAAAAACCGATGAACAATAACCACATAGGAACTGCATTCCAAATATTCAAGGAAATAGCCGATGAATTAGGATGGAATTATAGCCACGGAACATTGGATGAGCATTCGTTGAAAGCTATCACAGTATATCCATTATTGCACGTTACAATGCAAAATGCATCCCTCACCGATGTAACCGAGCAATTTAATTTTAATATCCTGATTGCCGATATAACAAACTATTTGAAAGGTGAAAATGAGCAACAAGATTTGGTGGATGTATATAGTGAGATAGGTTACACCGAGAATCAAAACTATGCCCATATTTTACAAAATCTATACGTTGAATTTTCACGATTGGTGTATGCCAAGGAAAAGGAATATTTCAGCCAAATACAATGGATTAGACCGATTGCATTCACCCCATTTACCGAGGGTGGACAGGATGTATTGACTGGATACAATGTATCAATTACAATCGAATTACAAAACCCTTGGGTAACTGATGGGACTTGTTACTAATGGCAATTAAGTACACCAATACCGAGCAAGTTGCCCAACAGATGGCTAATTTCTATGCCTCACAGGCACGATTGGAATTAGAGGCAAAACACACCCGTACTGCAATTCGTGCGAAGTGGGAAAAGGTTGGTAGTGATTGGCAGCCCGTCAATGTAACCAAACAAAAGGTAAAGGCAAATTATGTTGCATCGGGTAATTTGGTGCGTTCAATTAAACCATTTGTGGATGGGATGGAATTTGGTATAACAATGGATTGGTATGGTGAGGCAATCCGTAGAGGTCGGCAACCTTGGGGAAAGTTCAAAGGCGGTAAAGGTATTCCACCCCGTGCAATGGATGAGTGGATAATGAATAAGCGGTTAAGACCAAGAGATCCCGAATCAGGACAATTCCTAAAAAATACCCGTGCCAATAAAAAGGCAATGGGATTTATGATGAACAGAAAAATAAAACACTTTGGGATAGAACCTTTTGATTTTATTAAAAAGGCAACGGTATCCACCAATTTTAAATTTAAAAATGCCTTAACAGAGGCAGTAAAAAAAGATATTCAAAATTATGTCGCTAACATTTGAAGTACAACCAACGGGCAATATGGGGGCAATGTCTCCAATAATATACCAAGCTTATGACACCGACTACAATAAAACAGGGTTTTACTACCTATTTGATGTTTATGTTTGGAATGGTTCTGCATCGTTCCCAGCAACTCCAAATTATTCAATTACACGAGATGCCGATACTTTTGCAGGTAATCGTGCGTGGATTGACATTCATAAATTAGTCAACCAAGCGTTAACCGAGGATTTCTTGGATGTTGGCACATACAAACCAAACGTAACGGGCGGAGCTTGTTATTTTGGAGTTAAGACAAAAGGGGTATGGGCAACGGGTTCGGGTTCTTACGTTAGTTCGTCTATTAGATTAGCAACCAATGGGTGGTCATACACTTTTGATGGGTTTAACCATAGTTATGGAACGCAACGGGTATTTACCGACAAAACTACATTTTACATAACGGCACAAACCCCAAGTTATTATGTGTGGTATGATGCCAATCTAATTACCTCCATAACCATTGGCAGTACATCGGTTACACCCGTGGCGGTTACATCATCATCCAATTATATACAGGGGATTGATGTGGTGCAATTATTGGCGGCCGCAGGGGTTGCATCGGACACCACAATAACATTTGCTTATTCAGGTGGTACACAGGTGTATAACATCGATTACCAATGTCAAAATAAATACGGAAGTGTTACCATCCATTACCTGAATAATTACGGGGTATATGATACAATGGTATTTAATGCCCTATCAAAAAAGGTATTTAACTATGAGCGTGAAACGTATCAAAAACCAATATTCCTATCACAGAATATGGCGAATGCGTGGACATACGGGGTTCATCAAACACAGAATTTCCTAACCAATGCAACCACAACGATGGTGGTGAATACCGACTACATACCCGAAGCTTATAATGATATTATTCAGCAACTATTCGCATCGGATAATCTATTGATTGATGAGAATAATATAGCATATTCGGCACGGATAGTGGATTCAACATTTAATCGATTAACCCGAATTAACGATAAATTGATTCAGTACACGTTAACCATAGAATACAACCAGCCATTAATCAATAAAATCGTAAGATAATGAATGTTAGGTTTTCGATGACCATTGCAGGTCAACCAATTGATTTATTCCAAGATGAGGTTGTAAAGTTAACCCGACAAGTTAAGGATGTAAGCGACCTATCACAGGCACGGACAGATTTTACCCAACAATTTACTATCCCAAGTTCACCAACCAATGATGAGGTATTTTCAAACTACTTTGAGGAGAATATTGTATTAGGGAATTGGAACGCATACCTGAAATTGGATGCAACCATTTTTATTCACGGATTGCCAGTATTCGTTGGATGCGTGGAATTGAGTGGGGTGAAGTATGCCAATGGACTTGCACGGCAATATGATATTATATTTTACGGACAGGCAAAAAACGCCTTTGCCCTATTCGGGGAAGATACGTTGATTGATGTTGATTGGAGTGAGTTAGAACACGTTGTAAATGCAACCAATATCACCAATAGTTGGCAACAAAATCTATTAAGTGGGGATGTAATATGGCCGATTGTGGATTGGCACGTTGGGTTCACTTATTCCCGATCATTCCAAATTGTAAACAACATAGCACGGAACGATGTCGGAGGGGTGCAGATAAACGACCTACGCCCAATGATACGAATCAAAAAAATGTTGGAATTGTGCTTTGCCAATATCAATTATACGTTGGGAGGTACATTATTAGACCGACCCGAGTTTGATAATTGGTATGTTGCACCAATGGGTGTTGCAGGGCCTGTACAGAATTATGATAATGATGATGCCAAGATTGAAGTTACACGAGGCACAACCACAATCCCAAATACTGCATTAGCAACACAGACATTTAAACCGATTCAATTCAATACCGTTGTATCCGACCCATTATCGTTGTATAGTACATCTACATACGAATACACAGTACCATTTAACGGAACATTTGTAATTGAGTTTGAGATTAATATTGTTTCCTATGCCCCAAGTGGATTGTATGGGCAAAAGGTTTATATATCTCCTGTGGTAAATGGCAACCCGATTGATACAACTTTTTTTATCACAGGAACGGGAGTAAATACAATACCCTATACAATTAAATTAAACCAAAATGATAAATTAAGTATTGGTTTAGTATGGGCATATGGTGGTGTATTTACAGGGGCAAAGTTTAAAATTGTACAAGTACCATATTCATTAAATACCACAACACTTGATTTGAAATGGGTGATGCCCACAACCAAAGTGGTTGATTTTGTGCGGTCATTTATGCAGATGACAAATTCTATATTAGTACCCGTTGGGGATACATCATTTGAATTACACAACATAGAGGATTGGTATGGTATAGGGGATGACAAGGATTGGACACGATACATTGATATTGATGAAATATCCCATCAAAAAATGGATATACCCAAGGCAATAATAATGAGCCATGCCGAGGGATTGGATTTAGCAAATCAGGAAATCATATCCAAGTTTAACCGAAAGTTTGGGATAATTGATTTTAGCCCTGCGGTTGATTTTGCACGGGATGAATTTATAATTGAAACCATTTTTAACATTTCCGTACCATCGGTAATGCGTGAGGTTAATGATGTGGGGAATGTGGTAAACATAACCGATTTACAGATTCCTGTTATGTTGGATAAAGATAATAAACCCGTTCAACACCCATTAACTATGTTTTTTTATGCTGGGTATGATGCGGTAAATTATTCTTACTATTTCAACGGAACGCAATACACAAGTTTAGCAATCGTTTCACCTTATTCGGATAGTCCTGTATCAAAAACAAGTTATTCGTTGGCGTATGGCCTTGAAAATGTGTTGGCAGGTGATATGGCATTGAATACATTGTTTAAATTGTATTATGAAAATTACCTATCCCGATATTATTCTACTAAATCCCGATTAGTAACGATGAATGCAGTTATTCCAGTAGGGGAATGGTTAAATTTAAAGCTTAACGATATTATTGCGGTATCAGGTAATTACTACCGAATTCAAAAAATTGATTATGATATTTTAAATGAACGTGCCGTAATTGAATTTATAACTTACAATGATGTTACCACCATTACATTGGATTCCGATGGGAATACTGCGGAGTGGACAGATGGCACAACCGACCCAAGCCGTGGGGCAACATTAATTGGGAATGGTATTGTAGGAAGACAATTGACAAATTCACGCCCATGGGATGCGTTAAACTATACAGGAATACCACAACAGACAACCTACAATGACCAAAACGTGGGTGGTATGAAAGTGATTACCAACCAATTGTTTAATAGGTTCAGGCGTACCGTTATGACTGCCTACAATGATACCCCTGTTGCAACGGCAACCATTGGGGATGACCCTGTATTTATTGGGTTTGAGGGATATGAATTGATGGGGCAAGAACGCATGGTGTGTTCCTTGGTAGATAGTTGGATTTATGACGAATACGGGGGGCAATTTAGATTAACTGCAATTATATCTCACCAGCAAGGTGGAAATAGACATCTTGGATTTGCTATATATGTAGATGGTGTCAAGACATTAGCATTTACAACAAGTTACCATGCAAATGGGAGTGAGACCATTACAACGATGTTAAATTTAGGTGCAGAACAAAAGGTTCAAGTGGCATTTTATGACATCGATAATCAAAATCACTCCATCACTATTCATAATGTGCGTTTAATAGTAGAGCTACAATGATAAATTTAATCATACAACTGGCAATTTCTCAAAAGTGGTATGGGATATCCGATGCCGTGGAAGTTGCCAAAGGTGGAAATCAATACATCACATCATACAAACAATTTTGGAAAGTAATTAAAAGGGAATACTACTCATGGCGGAAGATATCAAATATTCGATAAAAGTTGATACAGGTGGCGTTGATACGGCTACCAATGCAATTAATAATTTAGGCAAAGCCACAAAACAAGCCGTAGAAAAATCATCGGATAAATTAGGAAATTTATCGGAGAAGTTTGAATCAATGCCAGGCCCTATTGGCAATGTGGCAAGTTCATTAGGTGGTTTAGGTAAATCAATGATGGCATTAGTTACCAACCCATTAGGTGCGGTGCTAACGGGATTAGTTGGAATATTTATGACCTTACGAGCTGCATTAAAGCAGACGGATGAGGGCATGGATTCATTGGAACAACTTACATCTGCATTTAGTGCGGTAATTAATCCATTGATACAAGCAGTATCCAAACTTGCCGCAACATTAGTGGGTGGGCTTGCTAAAGGATTGGAATTAGTAACATCATTATTTAGTGATGCTGCGGAACAGGGTGCAAACCTTGCTAAAATTCAACAAGATTTAGATGATGTTGAATTACAATTAGCAGAATCAAGAGCTCAACAAAATAAAACATTAGCCGAGGCAAGAGAATTACTATCCGATACCAATGCTACATTACAGGAACGAAGAAAGGCATTAAAACAAGTTGCCGATTCCGAAACGGATTTAGCAACCAAAGAATTAAAATATGCAAAAGATAGGTTAAAGGCTGCACAATTAGACCAAAAATTAAATGGTGAAACCGAAGAATCAAAAAAGAAAGTAAGTCAAGCGGTTATTGATGTAGCAAATGCGGAAACAGATTTAGCGGCAAAGCGTAGGTTATTTAATCGTGAACAAAAGAAATTAGATTCCGAGGAAAAAGCATCGGCAAAAGAACGTGCAGACAAAGCAAAGGAATATGCCGAAGAGCGTAAAGCGGCAAGTGATAAAATCCGTGAATTAGAGCAACAGAATATTATTGCATCAATACAAGGTGAGGAACGTAGAGCAGTAAAACAAGCGGAAATAGATTTAGAAAATGCCAAGCGTGAAATTGAACGTGGTAAATACACCAAACAAGAAAAAAATCGGTTAATTCAGGAACTGGATGAACAACATCAATTAAAATTAACACAGATTGCCGTTGATGGTGAGAAAAAACGCAATGATGAAGTAAAGGCATTCCAAGACAAAGCCGCAGCCGATGAACAGGCGTTTATTGATTTGCAGTATCAAAAAAAGCAATTGGAAATTGAACGCACAATTACTGATGAAAAGAAATTACAAGAGGAATTATTTAAGTTAGAGGCAGATAGAATCCAAAACCAAATACAAGCGGCAAAGGATGCAGGTAAAGACACCACCGCATTAGAGGCACAATTATTAGCAAATTACAAAGCAAGTAATAAATTTAAACAAGAATCCGATAATCAAACTGCGGAAAATAAAAAGAAAGCAGAGGCACAAACATTAGATGCAGTATCACAAGCATTGGGAGGTGTAATTGATTTGGTAGGTGCAGAATCCAAGTGGGGTAAATCATTAGCCGTTGGACAGGCAATTATCAATACTTATGTAGGTGCATCCAAGGCAATTGCAGAGGGTGGAACGATAGGCCCTATATTGGCCGCTGGGGTTATTGCATCGGGGTTGGCACAGGTTAGACAAATTGCAATGACTAAATTACCCGATCCACCATCCGAGTTTGGTGGTGGCGGTGGTGGTGATGCATCTGCATCCGTACCCACTCCATCATTTGCCCCAAGTGTGGGAATCGTTGGCGGACAGATAGGCAACAATGCACAATTAGCACAGGCGTTTGGTGGGGTAATGCGTAAACCAATTAAAGCCTATGCCGTAGGTCAGGATATGACATCACAACAATCATTGGATAGGCATATAAGCCAAAATGCAACATTGGGTAAATAATACGTTTGATAAAAAATGAGAATCGTTGAATTAGTATTGGATGAGCAACAATTAGCCACAGGCATTGAGGCAATTTCCATCGTGGAAGCACCTGCGATTGAATCCAATTTTATTGCCCTAAACAAACAAAAATTCGAGTTTAAAACAATGGATTCGGAAAAACGTGTGTTGTTAGGCCCTGCATTAATTCCCAACAAGCCAATTTATCGCCATCAAGAATTGAATGGCAAAGAGGAGGAATTCTACGTTTACTTTTCCAAGGCAACCATAGAAAAAGCATCCCAATTGTACATGATGCGTGGCAACCAAGCCAAAACAACCATTGAACACCAATTTGGCGTGGATGGGGCAATTGTGGTTGAAACTTGGTTAAAGGTGGATGATGTAAATGATAAATCCGTTGCGTATGGTTTCAACGATCCCGTAGGTACATGGTACGTTGCAATGAAGATTGTGAACGATGAAATTTGGAACGATTTTGTAAAAACTGGTAAGGTAAAAGGGTTTAGTATCGAAGGATTTTTTGCCGATAAATCCATGCCAACCGAAATGAGCAAAGTAGAAACCGAACAAGATAAATTGGACAAAATAGTAAACATTTTAAAAGAATATATAAATGGAAAATAACAAAACATCATTCCATAAATTTATGGATGCCACCCAAGGTGTAAAGGTTGAAATGGCATTAATCGATGATTTTAAAAAATTAAAATCACGTGCTATTTTATCACAAGATGTAATCTTAAATGATTACAATGAAATTAAAAACAAAGCACGAGGAATTGAAAATGAAATCAAAAAATACTTAAATGAAACCATTGATTTAAGCAAGGTCAAAGATGAATTATCTTCAAAGTATAAAGAACTGGGATTGAGTTTTGAATCATCAAAAGAATTCGCAGATTTTAGAAAAGCATTTGAAAAACAAAAAGAAATTTTAGATATGCTTACCAAGTTAAAATCGCTATAAAAATACAACACAAAACAAATTAATCGTATAACTAATATGAGCAACGCAAAAGATACCTTGAATCGTGTACTTGATGTACTTGGTTTGGGTAAAGCCGATGCCACTATTGAAGTGGAAATGGCTCAAAAGAAAACAATGGATGGGGAAGTAATATTGGATAGTGAAAACTTTGCAATTGGCGAACCTGTATTCATTGTAACCGAAGAGGGCAACATTCCCGTACCTATGGGCGAGTACGTTCTTGAAGATGGTTCAAAGATTGAAACCGATGAAAAAGGTGTAATTGTTGAGGTATCAACTGAAAAAGAAGAAGTTACCGAAGAGGTAGTTGAAGAAGTTGAAGCCAAAGACATGATTGAAAAAGAAGAAACAGGAATGATGGGTAAAGATTCAATGCCTAAAAAGGTTGTGAAATCTAAAACCGAAATGGAGGAATCTTATTTCTCTAAAATCGAAGCCCGTTTATCTGCAATTGAATTAAGCAACGATTCATTAAAAGCCGAAAACATCAAGTTATCTGCTGAAAATGAAGAGTTAAAAAAGCAATTAGCGGAAACACCTGCACCCCATGCATCGTTTAGCCCTGAAGCCGAAACCAAAACAGAATTGAAATTCAAGATTGGTGCAAAGCGTGAAGTTTCTATCAAGGATAGAGTATTTGATTCATTATTTTAAAACATTAAAAACACACTAAATAAAAATGAGAAATAAATTTGCATTTAGCGGCCCAACTATTAACCCGAACACCTATGCAGGTTTGTTCGCAAATAAGTACATTGCGGCCGCTCTTTTGTCGGGTGATACCCTTGCAAAAGAATTGATTACCGTTCACCCCAATGTTCCTTACAAAGAGGTGATTCGTAACTACCAAAATTCCATCGTTATTGCCGATGCAACTTGTGATTTCACAGATTCATCAAGCGTAACTTTGGGCGAATACGTTTTAACCACCGTAGAAAAGCAAGTGAACTTACAATTGTGTAAGAATCAATTGCGTACTACATGGGAAGCTGCACAAGCAGGATTCTCTGCATTTGAGAAATTACCCGCTACTTTTGAAGAGTTCGCATTGGCACAAACTGCGGCAGAAGTAGCACAAGCCGTTGAATTAGGTATTTGGAAAACTACCTTGTTCTATAATGGTACTGCTGATGAGGGAATGGTTGGTTACCTATTGGATAACTCCGCTATCACAGTAACTGCAACTGGTGTTACAAGTGGTGCAAACGTTGTTGCCCGTTTACAGGCAATGTTGGATGCATCTCCATCCGCATTGTATGGTAAAGAGGGATATCAGTTCTATGTAGGCCCTACCACAATGAAAGCTTACCAAGCCGCATTGTCAGCAGGTAACTACAATTTCCAATTCTATGTTGGTGAGAAGCCAATGAATTTCCAAGGTATTCCTGTTACTATGTGTCCAGGACTTAACGATTCTGATTGTGTATTGGGATTGAAATCAGACCTACACTTTGGTACAGGTTTATTGAGTGATTACAACGAAGTGAAATTTATCGACATGAGCGATATTGATGGTTCACAGAACGTGCGTATCATCATGCGTTTCACAGGTGGTTTGATTGCTACTAACCCAACTCAACAAGTTGTTTTAAATATTTCTTAATTCATTAGGAAATAGAGATTGAATAATGGGGGAGGGAAACACAAGCCCCTCCCCTTTTTTTTAAACACAAATAAATAAAAATAGAAATGTCTTGTAATACATTAGCTAATAGATACGAACCATGTAAACAATTCGTGGGTGGTATTCGTGGTGCATTTTTCGTACCCTATGTTTTTTCAAACGTAGTAACCAAAGATGCAAGTGGATTGGTAACATCAATCAACAATGGTGCGACTCCTACCCCTGTAAATGTTACAGGTTGGTTTTGGGAATTAAAAGGTTTATCAACCTTGGAAGTTGCCCCAACCGTTTCCCGTGATAACGGAAACACTATGTACACACAAACCTTTACCCTATCTTTTAAACCAAGTGGAGTAACTCCCAATGCTGGTGATTTGGATATGGACACCATCCAAACTTTAAACCAAGGTCGTTGGAGAATTATCCTTTGGGATAGAAATGACCAATTTTGGTTATTGGGTGAAGATGAGGGATGTGATTCAACTGGTGGTTCACTATCTTGGGGAACACAGATGGGTGATGCCCGATTAAATACCCTTACCTTTGTAGGTAGTGAAAAGGCAGCCCCTACCCCCGTAGATGCTGAAACCTATTCAGAGGTATTAACAGTAATCACCGTACCTGCTTAATCTCAATTAAGGTTTTCATATTTGAATGGTTAGACCCTCACCAATGGTGGGGGTTTTTCTTTATATGCAACGATAATTTAATTTTGCGTTTATTATTTAGATGGTTATCAATTTACAAAGTACCATAATTGAATTTTACCCATTCATTGAATTCAATGGGATAGCAAGTGTATCTGTGCAGGTATGGCATAAGAATACCAAAATTATGGTATCAGGTACAAGCAATGTATTAATTGAAGGCACACGGGTTACATTAGATTTACCATCATTGACAAATATTGCAGATGTTGCACATAATTTAGATAATTGTTTAATTCGTGTATATTATCAAGATGCAATAATGTGGGAGTATTTGGCAACGTGGTCGGATGAATCCACAAACATCAACAAGACATTTAAGAACTGGGATACAACAAGTAATATAAGCCCCGAATGGATAACACTATAAAACAGAATTTCTCATTTATGCAATTTGCATCCTACACCGCACCTGCGATTGTAGAGCATAAGAATAAACATTGGGTTGAATACGGAGAGGATAACGATTATTATCAGTATTTAATTGATTTGTATCTTGGTTCACCAACCAACAATGCCGCCATTAAAGGTATTTCAGATTTGGTGTATGGATTAGGTTTGGAGGTTGTAAAATCAGATAGGAATTTAAAGGGGTATATTGAATTTAAAAAGCTTATTAAACCCGATTGTATCCGTGCCGTTACATTGGATTTAAAAATGTTAGGGCAATATGCTTTTCATTGTGTTAAATCCAAGGACAAGAAATCCTATGTAAAGGTATCTCATTGGCCGATTCAAACCCTACGCCCTGAACGATGCAACGATAAAGGTGAAATTGAGGGATGGTATTTCTGTGCCGATTGGGCAAAGTTGAAACGTGGTCAACAACCTAAACGATTTGCGTCATTCGGATTTGATGAGAATGAGAATGAATGCATATTGGTGGTTAAACCCTATTCAACAGGATCGTACTACTTTGCACCCGTAGATTATCAGGGTGGTACACAATGGGCAGATTTAGAATGTGAGATTAGCAACTACCATATTAACAACATCAAAAATGGTTTAGCACCATCGATGTTAATTAACTTTAATAATGGTCAACCACCCGAAGAGGTAAGAAACGCAATAGAGGGGCAAATTAACGCCAAATGGAGTGGTTCTTCCAATGCAGGTAGAGCAATTATAAGCTTTAACGATTCCAAGGAAACGGCAACCGAAATAACACCAGTTCAACTATCCGATGCTCATAATCAATACGAATTCCTATCAAGGGAATCCACCCAAAAGATAATGTTATCCCATCGCATTGTATCACCAATGTTGTTGGGTATTAAAGACAATACAGGATTAGGCAACAATGCCGATGAGTTGCGTAGTGCATCTATATTATTCGATAACATCGTTATAAGACCATTTCAACGATTAATTATTGAGGGTGTAGAGAAAGTATTAAACGCCAATGGAATATCGTTGGAAATGTACTTTAAAACATTGCAGCCTTTGGAATTTACCGATTTATCAGGCAAGGAAGTTACCGAGGAAGTTAAGGAACAAGAAATGGGATTTAGTTCTCAAAAAAAAAAGTATGATTTTGACGCTAAATTGAGTGCCGATAGACCTGAATTCACACAGGAAGCCGAACAAGAATGGATTGAATATTTAAAAGACAAAGGTCAAATTATCGATGAAAGTGTATGGGAGTTAATTGATGAATCCCCTGTGGATGACCCCGACAACGAACAACACCTATCACGCCACGAATTTTTTAAACGATTTGCCAACCCTGATGAGAAATCCAAGGATGACAAGGGTATTTATTTAATTCGTTACCGATACGCACCATTCCGTGTTCAAGATAATAGCCGCATATTTTGTAAAGATATGGTTGCCAATGCAAAATTGGGGGTAACATACCGTAGAGAGGATATTGATGTAATGGGTGATGCAGGTATTAACGGACAATTTGCACCATCGGGAAAATCATCCTATTCAATATGGAAGTATAAGGGTGGGGTGTATTGTAAACACCAATGGTTCAGATTGACATACAGAAGAAAAAAGATTAATGGTAAAATCATACCATTGACATCGGAAGAAAAAGAACAGAACATGAGGGATATAGTGGACAATTACGATAGAGTATCTTCACAAAGTGCAGATAGAGCAGGTGTACCATTTGACCCACCATCTTGGGATATAGCATCCGTAAAAACAAACGATTTACCAAATAGAGGCTCATTAAAAAATAAATAAACCATGTACGCAAACGATGATGTTTTACTGATTACCAAGGATGACTTATTTAAGTACACCCAGTTAAGTGGTAATTTTGATATTGATAAGATAACGCCATTCATTAAGGTGGCACAGGATATTGAGGTTCAACAATTATTGGGTACGTTATTGTATCGTAAGATATTGACCGATGTTAAGAATAATGTATTAACAGGCAATTACCTTACATTGGTATCCGATTATGTACAACCGATGCTTATCCATTATTCAATGGCTGATTTATTGTTGTTTCACGGATACGAGGTAAGCAATGCAGGGATTGTAAGGAATACCCCCGAAGGTACTCAATTACCCGATGCAGGTGAAATAAGTACATTGGTGGAACGTACACGGGCAATGGCGGATACCTACCGCAGAAGATTGGTAGATTATTTGAGCTACTATCCGCAGTTATTCCCTGAATATACCGCTAACCAAAATGCAGGTCAATACCCAACATCATACCCAACTAATTATACTGGATGGAATCTAATGTAAAAAAAACCTACGCCCCAAAGGCAAATAAGGTTGAAAAATTAAAAACGTATATGGCAAAGGTAAAGGTTGCTAATGTGGTAAAATGTGATTTATTCACAAAAACCACCAAGGCATTAATATTGATGTTGTTAATTACGGGATGTAGTGCAGAATATCATATTGAAAAGGCGTGTAAGAAACAACCCGAATTGTGCAAGGTGAAAGTTAGGATTGATACATTTGTTGTGCGTGATTCAATATATTTCCATGACACGTTTACAACCACGGAAATTGACACTATCCAAATTGACACGGGTTCTGTTAGGGTTAAGATTGTACGCCATTACAATAAAATCAAAGTATGGATAAGGCAAAAACCCGACACCATAAGAATAACACAAACCATTACCCTACCACCAAAGGTTGTATTAGATGCCAAAAAACAAGCATGGACAACTGCACATAGTGTGTTTTTTTGGATTGGTGTGATATTATGTGCATTTGGATTGTATAAGTTATTCAAATAGAACATTCCAATAAATAATCGTTTTATAAATATGAGTAAACATTGGGTAACACCATCACGAAGTTCGCCAAAGCCTGGGGGGAATAGAGCTTGTCTATGTAAGAATGGCAAGTATTCCCGTAAGTGTTGCGATGGTAGTTTACAAGCACAAGGTGTGGGCAATGTTACAGGGGTACAAGTTCAACAAAATTAAAATTAAAAATATAAAATTATGTCAATAGCAGCAGGATCATTCTCCGCAGGATATACAGGATGCAGAGTTGTTTCAGGAACATCAGCCACAACAGGTAGATTTCGTGGATTTGTAGTCAATGCCGATTGTGTAGTAAGTGCATTATTGGATAGAACATCCACATCAATGATGACTACAATGGGATTAACAGGTGTAACATTGCGTCAAGGTATGTTTATTTCATTACCTGATGATAATTGGATTACATCCATTACCCTAACAAGTGGTTCAATAATCCTATACAACGAATAAATTATGTTTGTTGGCATTGGTGTAGGTGTACACCGACAAAGATTTGCAGGTGGATTTGATGCAGACTACCAAGCGGTGTTAAATTACGCAACCACTCAAGGTTACACCCTACCAAGTGCGGGGCAACAAACCTTGCAAAATCAGTTATTAATTGATTTAAAATCTGCTGGTATATGGAGTAAGTTAGATGCGTTTGCAATGTTCGCAACCGATGGCAATAGTAATTTTGCCCTAATTGATTGGAAACGTTTAGTTGTGATGACTGCAATCAATAGCCCTACATTTACAACAAATCAAGGCTTTAACGGAAATGGTACAAGTAGCTATGTAAATACCTCGTTTACACCATCCAATGGCGTTAATTATGCATTAAACAATTGTTCATTTGGTTATTGGGCATTTTCTGGATTAGATACATCGGGATCAAAAATTAATATAGGTTGTAGGAATAGTGCATCTCTTGGACTTAATTACCCCGTTGGAACTAATGAAGCGACATTATTAATTAATTCAAATACAACAGTAGGTGGTGTATTAACCGCATCTTCATCAAATTTAGGATTAAGGCATTTCAATAGAATTGCGTCAACGGGTTGCCGATATCTTAATTCGACTGGTGTTGTAGGAACGAATACAAATATTAGTGGAAATGTACCGACTGTATCAATCTTTATTAATGCCCTAAATAGTAATGGTTCACCATCTTCATATACAACAACTCGAATAAGTTGCGTATTTGCTGGAGCATCATTAGCAACAGAAAATTCATCATTAAATTCGGCATTATCAACTTACATTACCTCATTATGATAGTTTTGCATCCAAATATCGAACAATACAACAAATTAAACGGGTATAAAAATAACGCATCAGAGTTATTATTCGTAGTCGATGGGAGTGGTAGATTTATTGTAGGATTAGAAGTTTTAGAAGATTCTAATTTTGTAGAAATACACGACCAATTAGAGCAACTTAAAAGAATACAATACACACCATTCAATGAACAAGTTTAACGACACCACCGCAACGATAGCAACCACAATAAGCGGAAGTGCTACAATTATACATTTTTCCCAAACTTGGCAACCAGTAGCCGCATTTGTGTTGGCACTTGTTGGTATTGTATCAGGTTTATTTGCCATAGTTTATTGGATTAAAAAAATCAAGGCATTGGATGGCAAAGGTTAAGGCATCAGTAACACTATTTCGTAAAAAGCCAAAGAGGAAACTTGGTCGGCATACCAAGCACATTAACAAACACAAATCATGGAAACCAAGCAGAGGTCAAGGGTGAAGCTTAAACCCTATTTTAGTCCAACCCCAAAACGTATTAGGGTATTGGGTGATAGCCTTGCGGCTGCATCAATAATGGTTGCAGGGTTTAATATGGATCATCCATCCGTAATGATTGGTTGTGCCATTGTTGGTGGCGTTGGTAAGTTCCTATCTAATTTCTTTACAATAGAAAACGAGAATGAAAACTAAACAAATTACATTCCGTGGGTATTTCCACGAACCCAAGAATAAATCACAAGTATATTTACACCATACCGCAGGTAATGACAATGCCCAATCTGTATTTGGGTGGTGGGAATCACAAGGCAAAAAAATTGCAACCTGTGTTGTAATTAATTCCAAGGGTGAAATTATACAAGGGTTTGGTTCACAGTATTGGGGGTATCACCTTGGGTTAACCAACGATGTATTCCGTAAAAATGGTTGCACATTTATTCCATTGGATAAATCTTCCATTGGTATTGAGATATGTTGTTGGGGACAGCTCACAAAAAAGGGTGATAAATTCTATAATTACGTTAACAAGGAAGTACCAGCCGATGAGGTTTGCACATTGGATAAACCATTTAAAGGATATAAGTATTTTCACAATTACACCGATGCACAGATTGAAGCCGTAGAGGCATTATTAAAGCATTGGGGGCAGAAATACGGCATAGACCTTACCTACCATCAGGATATTTGGGATGTTACGCCACGAGCCTTAAAAAACGTAAATGGGGTATATACCCATAATTCGGTACGTTACGATAAAATTGATGTATATCCCCACCCAAAATTGGTGGATATGCTGAAAAATCTTAAATAATCTGTTCGTTTACTAAACATTTTGATACGTTCACTAAAAAAAGTGTCCTATCTTTTTTGTTTTTACAAAATAAAATATGATATTTGAACCATGGAACACGGAAACAATATGACAAACCTAAACAACTCAATCAACGATTTTGTATTAAACTTTGGCAAGTTTAAAGGACAGCAATTTTCAAGCACCCCGTTTTGGTATCAACAATGGTTGCCTAAGCAATCTTGGTTTAAAATGCCACAATCTAAGCCATTGCATCACCAGTTAAGAGGTTGGGATGGTTATTCACGCAAAGGTGAGGCGATTTATGACGCTATTTTTCAACAAGAGAAAGCAGAAGCGTTAAAGCAAGATTGTTTTAGAGGTATCTGCTCTTGTTGTCAGGATTCAATGTATTACGGAATTTAATAAACTAAATCACGGGTGCTTAATTGCACCCTTTAAATTAAACGAATATGGAAACAACAATAAAAGTATTATGCACGGCACAGGAAGCCTTTGCATTAATTGATTTACTACCAAAAAAATCATTCATTCAATTGGTACAGAACGATCCTACCTACGGGTGGAATGGTTCAGGGGATTTCTATGTGGTGTACATAGACAATTCAAACTATTATTTTTCACATTCCCGATTATTCAATTTGGGTATGCAGGTTCAACAAAAGATTGCTAATAAGTAAAATATTGATTATGTTGCCAATAGAATTTTTAATACTATATCCTATGAGCCTCCCAGTTGCTTTTTTATTGAGCAAGTTATGGGCGAAGATTAGCCGCAAGAGATATGTAGATACGCCCGAAGCTACACCCTACGAGTTTGAGAAAGACAAGCCCGTAAAGAATTACAACCAAGTGATGAACCACATCCATCGTGAAACCAAAAGAATGTATAGGGGGAAACTATTATCATGAAACTATACACAGAAGAACAAGTTAAAAATGCTATTCAAATGGCTGCTAAACATCGTTACCTTTTTGAATCAGAAGGAAATGAAATTATTAACTTACTTTCACCCATCGAATTACCAATTGATGAGGAGATACGAGAAGAGAGATTATTACAATTCCCTGATTCTGAATATGCTAACAGGGCAAATGATAGACTTGCCTTTTATTGTGGTGCAAAATTCGTAATAAACAAAATTCAAGGAGGTAACAAATGATACGTTACGAACGCAAAGATTCATTACAATGGAAAATGGAATGGTTAGAGAATATCAGGGAGTATGTCTATGTAATAACCGATGGTGGGTATTCTGAAAAGTATATGATATATGATTGGAGTTTACACGATGCGTTAAAAGATTTTAAAAAGAAATTGGAGGTAAAATATGCAGTTAAGTATTGATAGGGCAATGGGATTGCCAAAGGGAACATCAATCATTTATACAAAATTTGATTCTATGGATTCTCAAGAAATGAAATGGGTGGGTTTGGATTATTGCCCAACTGGATTAATCCGTGGAATTGTAGAGGATGAAGATGGTAATCATTGGTGGGGATTCCTATATCAATTTCATACATTTGATTGAGATTAATTTTGTATATTCTAAAAATAAAAAGTATATTTGTAAACTATATGATTGACACGGATTCGGCATTAAGAGAGATATTTACCAAGTACACCAATACTGAATTGGAGGTGTTGATGGGTGAGAATTATTACACCATTGCAACTTGGAAGTTTAAATTCAAGAAACACGAATTATCAATTGAAAAGAAAATAGAGATCCTTACCAAGCTTAATTATAGGGTATGGACAAATTTAACATGGCAAAAACCAATTAATTCAAAATAAAATGGAAACAATTAAATCAGCAAAAGTTACCCAAGTAAGTGGTAACGGCAAATGGGATTCACAACAGTATGGAACTTTTTATAAGTTCGAAATTGTATTTGACAATGGGGATAGTGGACAATATATGTCCAAAGAACCCGAGCAAAACAAATTCAAGGTAGGGGATGAGGCATCGTACACCATCACATCCAAGGATGTAAACGGCAAATTGTATTACACGATTAAACCTGCAATGAATTTACAACAGGGCAAAGGTGGATGGAAACCACAGGCAGCCGACCCCGAAAAGGAAGCTCGTATCTCACGGATGAGTGTGTTAAAGGTTGCAACGGATATTTACATCAACCACGGCAAAATGGAGATTAATGAGATTATCCCATTGGCACAGATTTTTGAACAATGGGTGATGACTGGTGTTAATCCCGTAACCAAGGCAGAAACTAAACCCGAACCAAAGAAAGCGGAGAACCTATTTAAAGCAGATAAGGGAGGCATTGCCAATAATTTCTTGAATGATGCGGTCAATGAAATTGAAAACAATTTGTTTAACGATTTTCCCCCATTCTAACCATGAGCAACAATATAATTGAAACAATCAACAACACCCTGTATAATGCGATACAGGGCAATATCTCACCATTTGATACATATATAGACCTAAAAGAGGTAGAAAGTGCCTTAAATGATGCTATAAATGCGTTAAAAGAGGCTGCAATGGATGAGGCAATACGTTACAACGGACAACAACACCGTGGGTATGAAATTAAGGTAGGTAGTGTTGGAGGTCGGTATTCCTATGACCATATACCTGAATATGTAGAACTCAAAGAACAATTGAAAGGTATGGAATCAAGTTATCAGGATGCATTTAAGCAATACGAAAAAGGATTGCAGATTGTAACCGATGATGGGGAATTAATGCCAGTTGCAAACTATAAACCTAATGCAGTAAGTATTCAGTTAAAGAAAAAGATATAAAAAAATAGGGGGTTATTACACCCCCTATAAATCTATGAACGGATAATTTTGAAAACAATCGGCACAAAGATAAGATTTTTTTATTATATTCGTATTGTTAACTGGAATGTGAGAGA